AGCCACTGTGGTAGCGGTTTCGTTGTCGTCAACGCCCTGTTCGTGGTTGACTAAGTTGTTACTGTATGTAGCGCCTAACGGGTGTGATCTTAGCCCAGAGTCAAGCCATGCGGTACGGTTCATAGTTCCGTAGTACCATACCTGCTCTATGTAGTTATACACTACGTACCTGTCTGATATATTAGAATCTTTAGAACAATACCACCACCAAATTTCGTGGTAGGACTCGTTTGTACCTGCGAATACTTGCTCGTATTGTTCTTCGTTAAAGTCATTAAATATGAACTTACGGAGGTCACATATTAAGGATTGCGTACGGCCATCGTACATATAAAATTTATCTTTACCCATCCAATAAGCTACCCCATTGGCGTAAGCTACCGCGTTTTGACTTGCAATAGATATGTTTTCCCCCACAAGTTGCGCTGCCCAAACAGCGGGTGCGCCTACATACTGCATGGAATACAATGCGGAATCTGACCACACTAATACTTCTTGTCGAGATTGTTTAGCAGTTATAATCTGGGTTCCGTTGGACAACACTAGATCCCCTGCTTGATTAGTAGCAGAAGGCGACCAATTAGTGGCATCTTCTTGGTCTGACCAACGCACTAGCATAGGATTGATAGTGGCAGAAGCAAGCTCATTAGCCCCAAAAGCAAATACAAACCTATTAATATCCGATACTAGTATTAGTTTCTGGGACGTTGGTACTTCTGTACCTGCTAAGAGCACCGCCCTTGTGCCTAGCCCCAACGTAGCGTCCCATAAGTATATAGCTCCATTACGAGGCCCAAAAATTAAATCTTCCCCAAAGTTAGCTTGACTCCAAACGCGAATAGCATCAGTAGATGTAGCACCAACACCCCACGTACCGGAACTCCAGCTACCCGCTCCCCAACCTACTAAAGGAACAACGAACGCGGGGCCGGTGTTTATTTGATACGCTGCCGTTACTGTACCCCCACCAGTAGCACTTGATCCCGCGTTAGTGCCGGCATCTATGGTGTAAACGTTGGGTGTAACAGTTTCAACCAGTTGGTATTCTGCATTTAGGGTTAAACCCCCTACGGCACTTGCCCCACTAAAGGTAACAAAATCTCCGTCAGTATACCCCCCACTTGCGTCTGTAACTTCTACTATGGGTGACCCACTGGTGGTCTCGAAAGGGTTAGTTAGTACTACAGTTGCCCGTAACGGCGTTATGTCGTTGTATGCCCCACCATTCTCTATGTAGAACTTTAGGTTAGTCCCCACACCGATTAAATTCTGACTGCCAAGGGTTACCCAGTTCCACAGAGAACGGCATACCCCCAGAAAAGTAGTATCCGATATACGCTGCCACCCACCTATCTTTTCAGGCGTACCTTGGCGAAACCTTATTTTATCGCAGTCGTACCAACCACCTTCACTAGTATATCGAGTGTTTTCTCGGTTTATCCCTGCCTTTAATTGTAGTTTTTTAAGCGGCATACATTACCTACTAGTCTTTTTGGGTCAATCAAGAGCGCCATTTCTTATGATAAGTTCTTCTTCTGTTTTGTCAGCAGTCATAAGGTAAAAGTTTTCAATCGCTTTTCGACTGTTTGATACGCCCTGCAACTGAGGGAATAGCCCCATACCGAGACCGATGCAACCAATAACGTCAGCGCTAGTATTGGCAACATGAATGAGTATGTGGCTACGGCCAGTAACGTTCGCAACTTCCCATGTGTTTGCTCCGAATTTCGGGGAATCAACACGGATAAGTTTGTAGTAACCTGTCGGGATGCAACTAATATTTTGTTGATTGTCAACCCACGGTTTCTCAATGGTGTAAAAATGCTCATCATTGTATGTTAGTCTCCCGACTGTACGGTCTTTGAATGACCCAAACCTGATTAACTCAATCATTTTGTCCGATGAACTCCCTTTGTCTTTTCCAGCGTTCTAAGACCACCCAACCCTAAAAGCCCAAGTAAAACCGGCATCATAGTGTCTAACGGAACCAGTGGTACAACTACATGGATATCTAGCAGCACCAAAACAAAGTTTGCAAATGGCGTGACGATAAAGTTACCCGCCATACCCAGTACGCATACCCAGCCCGTAGCCGGTCGCCAGCCCGACACAAAAATGGAGTTGCTGGCTGCTTCAGCCTTATTTACTGCCATTTGGGCCAACGCGTTTTCTTGCGCATACTTCTGTGACATTGTTGCAATTTCGTGCGCCAAAGCACTCTTTTGGTCTTTATCTTCGATAAACTTGTCTAGCAGGCCGGTGACTGGCCCTACTAAATCGGAAAATACACTCACCCGTCTAGCTCATCAGCAGGGGGTTCTGACTCTTCAACAGAGGCAATCAGAGCAGCGGCGAACTGGCTTTCCGCGACTTGGGCGATTTGCATGTCCATTGATGCTATTTGAGCTTTGTTTCGACAATTAGTGACTTGAGCAATCATGTGTTGCTGTTCTGCTGTCATGTCTGCGGGGTCATATTCTTTGTCGTTAATAGTGATCATTGTGTAATCTCGTTAAGGTTAAGGTTGTTTATTACCAAGCAGTTTTTGAACTGTGTCAGATTCGTAAATCCGTAGGGCCATCCAAATGATAGTAAACAGGCTAGCCATTGGAGGAAGCCACGCTGCCAGCGTTAAAACTGCTGTTGATGCTGCTGCTACGTCCACTACATCTTTCCCGCTATTAACCATATAAACACCCTATGCAGTAGTACCGCTCTCTGTAATAAAGGTAAAAAAAGCAACGATCAACGCTATCGAGACCATTGCACCGACACCTAGTATAGCAGCATCTATTATGTTCTGCTTCAATCGCATCTTGGCGTATAGATCACGCTCTCTAGCAGCGCGAATGTCCCTGCGCATCTGCATCATCTCTTGATACTCTGCGACCCCAAACCTCATCACGATCATCGACCGCAGCTCACGCTCATGCTCCAGTAACTTCTTTTTGGCAATGATTTGGTTCAGGGCTTCAGTCTCGACAGACTCAGAAGCAACCAAGCGTCTAAACGCGCTCGGCTTTTGCAATTCTCCAGCAGCCCTAATATCAGAAGCTGCTGTGTACCATTTGCCTAACTGACCGGCCATCTGCTCAAGCTCTGCGCCGCGACCCATAAGAGTCTGGACGCTTTTAAAAGCAGAGTTAGCAACGGCCAGTGCAGCCATGACCTCGATCATTTACCACGGCAACCCAGAAGCGGTTACAGGGTTGATCTGCAAATCAATGTTAGCCTGTAAACTAGTTTCAGTAGCGTCTTTGTCCACACCGTCAGCCCAAACCCAATCAAGCACCTCGTCCTGAGTTAAGTCAGCATAAGGGACGTACCCCGGTGCCGTTGGGTCAGGACTAAAGCCGCAAGTACCGTAGTTGGTCGCGTTATACGTTACTTCATCATCGCCCGTACCCTCAGTCTGAGCGGCGTTACACCGCCAGTGCGCTATTACGACAGCGCCGTCCATGTCTGCTGGTTGGAGGTCGCGTTCAAGAGTAGAAATTACCCAGCTAAATATTGCCATTATTGTTTCGCCTTGTTGTTTAAGAATGCAAAAGTTTCCATGAGCTTGTAAGCCTTAGCAACCCACGCGTCATCTTTGGGAGTGTCAGTATAGTTCGCAACCACACTAGCCGCAGTGACCAGTGATGTTGCAAAAATGTAAAAATCTAATAAGTAGTCCATTTGTTATGCTCCTTCTAAGGCTTCGAGTCGGGCGGTTAGGGCTTCAATCTTAGCAATTGCTTCCTGTAGTGCTGCTGTCAACAAAGGCACTAGCTTGCTTTGGTCGATGCCTTGATAATCAGGAACACTACGAGTACCCATAACGGCTGCTGCGGCTTCTGTAATGATGTTGTCATCTTCATCTCTGACTTCTTCGACTGCTGGGGTGACTTCGTATTCCTCATCACGCATTGCGTCTTTAGTACCTGTTGCTGCTTCTGGCACTACTTCTGCTAACTCGTGTGCAAAGAACCCATCGACTCTTGAGCCATCCAACTTCCACGCAAAGTTGATTGGACGTAGTGCTTTGACACGCTCTGTAGCGCCTGTCATTGGTACGTCATCTTCTTTTAGGCGGTAGTCTGATGTTGTGTTGTAGGCTGTTGCTGTACCCGTTGATGTAATTGAGCCTACAAAAGTTGTGGACGCATAGAACCGCTGCAAGTACCTTGTTCCCGTCGAGGCTAAGTTTACAAAATAAGAGCTGTTTCCAGCAACAGAGGTTGTAGAAAAAACGCCACCGGCTGACGATAATTCAACACCATGTGTTAATACCGTACCAGCAGTAGTTTTTGCCACCAACAAATTGCCGCTGGCGTCTAGCCTCATGCGCTCCAAATTAGAGCCACCCGGAGTATCAGTATTAAACTTTATGTAACCACCACCACCTGCTTGGTAGCCGCCTTCTATTCTGGCTCTTTCACTATCAGCTACAAAGCTAATTACTCCTGTTTGAGAAGTGCCGCCGCCGCCAATGATTGCACCGCCTGATAGGTATAGGTCTTTGAACTTTGAAGATATGCCACCAAGATCAATAGCAGCATTTCTATTGTA